AATCTTTCACCTGGAAGACGCCTGGTTCGATCTCGCTCCGTACCTGCTCATGGCCCCACCACCTGATAGTCAGGTATGCCTTGTTCGCAACATCAGCGAATCCAGGCGTCGTAGTGGGGTATCGCAGAGCAGTATGCGGGAGGGTCGAGACGGACGTTCCCCGGACGTAGTCACCGCCGCGTTCGAACCCGTATAGCTGCCGCTGTACGACGAAGGCAGGGTCGCCGTAGCCGTCAGGCCACCAGGAATCAGCCATCAGGTACCGACGACTCCCCCGACAGCCCACACCCACAGGCCGTCATGCGTCCGCTCGTTCTCATCCAGTCCGGGGAAGTCTGTCTCAGCCTCGGGGCTGTGCGTGTCGTACTGCGTGATCGTCCCGGTTGCCGCCACCGCCACGATGTCAGCGACCTGCTTGGCGTAGCTGATCGTGTTGGAGGTGACGGCGGTGATGATGTAGTTGCCGTTGAAGGTGCCATCGACACCGGCCACGGTGATGCCCTCACCGACGAGGAAGTTGTGCGCCAAGGTGGTGGTCAACTTGGCGACCCACGACGTGAGTTGCTTGGTCTGCACCAGCGCTGTCTTGAAGACCGTCATCGGCGGCACGATCCTGGGGATCAACAGAGGCGGCGTAGCCAGATCGGTCACCGTGATCGGGTTGGGATCCGGGTTGTTGGTGATCGGAGCCATCAACTTGTCCTGGGCCAAGGTCGGCGCAGTGTTGGACAGCCACATCAACTCGATCCACTCGACACCCTGCACGGACAGGGAGGTGCGGTAGATCTTGCCGATCGAAACCCGGGTACCGAAGTCCACCAGGTCGAACTCCAGCGCCTTGCGGATCAACGCCTCCACCTGGAGCCGCACCGACGTGCGGTTGTAGCCGTCGATGACGTGGACCAGCACTCTGATGTGGACGTGGGACCAGAGGTCGTTGACATCATCAGGTTCGGCGTAGACCGTCGAACCGACGATGATCTTGTCGGCCATGTAGTTCTCCACTGAGGCGCAGAGGTACTCCATGTACTCGGTGGTGGCCTTACCATCGGTCGGCGCTAACACAACGTGGACGGCGGTGTAGACGGTGCCGTAGGCCACACTCTTGGCCACGCCGGGAACCTGCATCGCCAGGTCGCCGTAGTCGTTGAGCGTGATGGCACGGCTCTTGATGCGGGAGGCTGCGCGAGGGATGGAGAAGCGCATGGCGTCCACCGACTCGGGGTCGGTACCACCGACCGGCGACTCCGGGTTGCGAACAGTGACGCCCCACAGATCCACAGTGGAGGGGACCGAGTTGGCAGCGATGACGGAGATGGAGTTGGGAGCCAGGTCGTTGGCCTCTGCCCCCTGTCCGTAGCGATAGCCCACGTAGAGGTTGGCGTTGGCCGGTGGGATACGACCGGAGGCGTTGTCACCGAAGATGAGGTGGGTGGAACCCTCGTCATCCAGGAACGTGGTGAAGGCCGCTTGGGTGGGACGTGCCAGTGAGATATCACTGACGAAGTTCCAGGGCAGGCTCTGTCCTGCCTCGTCAGAGCGCACGTGGACCGTGTTGAACACCACACCCTTGTGCGGGAGGATGAACTCAAGGTTGGGGATGCCCAAGCTGATGCCCAGCAGAGCGCCGTCAATCGTGATCCCTTCGGAGGCGAAGGCCGTGCCGGTGAGGATCGGTGGCGTTGCCAGCGGGTCGAGCGTGACCTCCGTGCTCGTTTCGAACACGATCAAGTTGCTGGCGTTGTCGGTGTCGTTGTAGACCCGGGTGTTCACCGGGATTGTGATAGCGGCCTCGGCGTTGGAGTCGATGGCGAACTCAAGCTCGACCGACGCTGACTGCTGCCCGATAGGCCGGTATCCCAGCATGTCAGCGATGTACAGCACGCTCTGCCGACGCACCGCCGTGCCGAGGAACGCCTCGGATGCCGTGCGGTCGATGTAGAAGTGCATGACATCGCCCATGTAGGCGAACAACTCCAGCAGCAGGGTGCCGAAGTCGCTGGCCTCACCGGCAGTGGACCAGTCAGGCATGAGGCCCTTGGCCAACCCGACCAACTGGGCACGGATCGCCACGAAGTCACGGTTGGTGTAGTCGAGGACGACTCTGGCGTCATCCTCGTCTTCGATGGTTACGAGTACTCCGGTGTCGGACATGGTCTAGGCCCTCCCAAGCTGACGCTGGATGAACTCCGAGGATGACATCGGAATCGAAACCGTGGTATCGGTGTCATACAGCGTCGAGCGATATGTGATGTCGATCAGCACCAAGCTCTGCCCCCCGCCCGAGAACACCGAGGCCGAGCGGGTGGTTGAGTCATCGATGCTGATGCTCACCTCACGGATGTAGGCGCGGGGGACAAGGCTGGAGAGTCGATTCTTGATCAGAGCGGCGGCGTCCTTGCGAACAAGCTCGTCGGTGGGGTCGAACAGCGACGACTGGATGTCGCACCCGTAACGAGGACGCATCACGCGCTCGCCCTGGTTGGTCATCACTGCGTCGATCACTTGGCCCCGCACGATCTGGTCGTAGTTCGTCGTCTCCTTGATCTTGCCATCAGGGCCGATGGTGAACGGGTACAGGATCGCCTTCACAGCACGTCCCTCACCCTCAAGTCAGTCCACGACGAGATCCACTTGCCCTCTTGCAGTGACAGGGTCGGTCTGGACTTCCCTGCCTCTTCCCAGTAGCTCCGATAGGAACCGTGCGACACCGGGGCGTCGCTGGCGGGGCGAGACATCAGAAGCTGGGTCTGGAACTGCTGCGAGTCCATCATGTGGTTCGCCGTGTGGACCAGCCAGCGGCCGTCGTACTGGGCCTGCAGGTAGCGGGTGTTCATGGTGACCACGTCAACGAGCATGCCAGGGAAGATGTCCACATCGCCCCACATGGTGGCTTCGGCCTGCTGCTTCCAGTCCGGGACCTTGGATGCCGAGGTGTAGATCACCGCCTCGTCCGGGTTCCCGATGACCAGCCCGGTGCGGAACTTATAGTCGGTGTAGTCCCCTCTTTGGGTGGCGATCTGGATGTTGCCCTTGTTGTCGAAGTAGGCGACCTTGGTGCCCAAGCTCTTCGGAGCGTTGTCCGACACCTCAGATGGGTGGAACTCGATCAGGCGGCGTGAGGAAACAGGATCGAAGGCTTGGTTGTCCGACGACATCAGCGTGGCGTACACGCCCTGCTCCTGGAACAGCTTGGCCGGGTCATAACACATCAGCACGCCGAACCGGTTGAACAACCCCCAACCGAGACGGTCAGTGAGGGCGACCGCCTCCAACCAGTCCGACTCGGATGTCTGCGCCAGCGAACCCCAGGCGTGGGTGTGATCGTGCCCGTGGTACCCCAAGGCGTTGCTGTAGGCGAGGTTCTCCACCGCTGCAGGCACGGTCTTGCGTGTCCAATAGCGGGGTTTGCCGATCTGCATGGGTTGGGTGGCCCCGAAGACGTTCATCGCGAACGTCAGGCTCCCCTTCCCGGCCTGTGTCTCAGCGATGTTCACGACGTAGCCGCAGAACAACTCCGTGCGTGGTGCCTGGCCGTAGAAGAAGGCGATCGGGGAACCGATGATGCCGTCCGTCGTCGTCAGTTCACTGGACGACACCTTGAGGATGGCGGCGTCGTGCATGCCCATCACGTGCTGGATCGCAGCCTGGGTGATGGTGACGGGGAAGTCCTCACCGTTGAGTTGCGGCCGGAACACCGGGACTCGACCACGCGTCGAGCGGTAGGTCGGCTGAGACAGCAGGTCGGTCATCGACATGGCTAACTCGGAATCCTGATGTAGCTACCGGGCAGCAGGTCCAGGGGGTACCAGATCTGCGGGTTGACCTCTGCGATCTCCCACCACCGCAGCGAGTCATCCATGAACTTGAAGGCGATGAACGGCATGTTCTCGTCCTGCTTGGCGTAGTACTCGGCAGGAGGCGGCAACGGTGCGGGCAGGGTGTTGAGGATGTAGAGCGACTGGGTCGAGGTCCGGTAGAAGCGAACGTGCCCGTCCTGATCCTCCAGCAGGGGGTGGCCCCACTCGTCGTAGAAGTGCTGGACGACAGAGTTGCGTTCGGCGTCCTCGTACCGGGAGCCAACTTGGACAGTCATGCGATCGACCCCGCATTCGGGTTGTTGGTGGCGTTGGACGACGCATCAGAACCGATCGGCCTCACTCGGATGCCGATGTAGGTGCTCTTGAAGGTGGTCCGTCTGTAGGAGTGTGCTCCGACCTGCGGATCGGAGTTGTGTCCTTCGGCCGAGAAGATGTTGATCCTGTCGCCTGCGTAGCTGTCGAAGAAGGACACGTGTCCAGGCCGGATCAAGATGTCGCCGTACTGCAGCTTGTTCCCGGTGATCGCATCAGCGTACGAGAACTTCGTAACATACTTGTAGTTGTTGGACCGCCAGTGTGACAACATGCTGGTGGTACCGGCATAGGTACTGCCGAACACCTTGGTGTTGTTGACACCCACCGCCTTGAAGGCCGCAGTGACCAGGCCTGAGCAGTCAGCGGAGGCGGGGAGATTCCAGCGAGCGGAGCCGCTGTCGGCCCCCACGTAGATTGTCGAAGAGTTGACGTGAGCCTTCGCCCAGTTGAGCGCCGAGGCTCGCAACTGCGAGTTGGCGTCACCAGCGATTCCCTGCTGGGTGTTGTAGTCAGTGCCGGTGTTGGGGTCGGTGCTGTTCCCGGGGACGCCGTTGGTGTTCTGAACGACCGACTGCTCGTTGTCAACCACCTGGGTCATCGTGTTGATGGCCGACTCAGCAGCGCCACGGCCGTAGGGGATGGCAGCCTGGGCAGCGAACGTCTCGGCCCGGTACTCCGTCATGTCCTTGACAGGACCGATGTAGACGGCACGCATCGTCAGTGAGATACGCATGCGGGTCGGCGTCATGCGGTGGGTGAACTTCTCGAACGACACCCTGGCGTTGAGCGGCCGACCCTGCACCGTGAACTGTGGTGAGAACACCACGGTGATGTCGCGAGGGTTGACCATCATGACGCCGTTGTCGGGAAGCGTGTTGCTCACCTGGTTGGGGTTGGAAGGCACCACGTTGCGTACGACGAGGTCGAAGAACTGGTAGTCCACGAAGACGCCGGGGTGGTCAACCTGGACCGCTTCCTCCTGGCGATCGAAGAACAGGTCGAAGGAGAAGTCGAGGATCGAGGGGGGAGCGACATCGTTACCGCTCTGATAGATGGTATTGAACGGGTCGATAGCTCCCTGATCCAGGTATGACACGTAGTCCCTGGTGATCACCTCAGGGTTGTACATGAAGTAGAGCCTGGCCTTGGACACGGTGTCCCCGGCATCGAACTGAGCACGGCGGATGTACCCACGCAGGATGCGGGCCGGTGCCCCTCCAGAGGTGAGGAAGGGAAGGAGACGACCAGCCGCACCGCTCACGAACGGCGGGTTGGTGAGGCCAGCCTCCGAGGAACCTGACTGGAACCACTCGTAGGCGAACTGCTGCAGCAACTCGTCCGCTGTGATATCGGTTGGCGCTTGCATCAACGCCGTGGGTACGTCAGCCCGGTTGTACTGCGGAGCCGTCGTCCAGCCGTAGGCGTTGGAGATCAACTGCGTCGGCCGGTAGACGTTCTTGATGCCGTAGCGGTAGGCCATCAGCTTGCCCTCGCCATGCGCTTGCTCATCTCGTCCTCCAGGTGACCGGCGATCAGTTGCGCCGTACGACGTGCATCGATGCCACCACCAGCGCCACCAGCGCCACCGCCGATGACGAAGCTGTTGTTGAACTGGATGAGAGCGCCTCGTTGCGAGGTCCCTTGAGTGATCTGGTACCCATCAACGTCACCGAGGCCGGGGATGTTGGCGGCGGTGACGATCTCGGATGCGTGCGATCCCTGCGTACGACCGAGGGGGTTGCCGTTGCGGTCCCAGCCCGGGCCACCGCCAACGTACGGGCTGCTCTCCGAGAAGCCCCACGGCCACCAACCACCGGGAGGGTTGGAACCCATCGCTCCCTGGTGAACCTTGAAGGCGATGTTGGCGTTCTTCTGGATGTCGAACAGATCCTGCTCGTCGTAGCCCATGGAGGCCATCAGGGCACGGTTGGCCGACATGTTGATCTGCATGAGGCCGCGGTCGGACGTGTTGGCGTTGCGGGCTGTGGGGTCCCACTTCGACTCACGCCAGGAGATGGCGGTGATCTTCTCCAGGTCGGCCCTCGACTTGAAGCCAGCGTTGAAGAGCGCCGTGGCCGCTCTGATACCAGCCTCACGGGAGCCAGGACCACCACCCGTGGGGAGTGCGACGTTGGATGTGTCGGCACCACCGCCGCCTCCACCGCCTCCACCGCTGCTGGTGCTGGTGTTCTCACCAGTGAGGATGTCGAGGACGCCAGCGTTGGCACCTTGGGAGAAGATGCCCGCCTGGTTGTGGGTCCCCGTCACCATCTGGTCGAAGGCCTGCGGGTTGAAGACCGTGTCGGCACCCTCTGCGGCGTTGAGATCGACCCCAAAGAGGCTGCCGATGAACGACATCAGCGAGCCACCGGCCTGGCCGACCTTGCTGGCGGCGTTGCTACCCGTAGCTCCGAGCAGACCGGCGAAGGACTTGGCGAGGTCGAAGAAGTTGCCGATCGTGCCGAGGCCGATGTCGGGGAGGTCACCCATGCCGACGTGCCACGGCTCCCCAGCGTGAGCACCAGAGTTGAGGCCGAACTTCTTGGCGTTGGCGACGATCCAGTTGTACTGGCTGGGCGGGCCGAGGTCAGCCGCCATACCCCTGGTATGAGCGGACGGTCCACCAGAGGTGCCAATGCCCTTCTTCTTCATCGTCCGCTGCATGTGCGTGTCGCGCAGACCGGAGTTGATCTTGATGTTGGGGTTGGCCTTCATCATCGCGTTCATCTTGCGACGCATGTCCGGGTGCAGGCCTGCCACCCCCTTGCCACCAGTCGTGGTGTACATGCCACCCACGTCACCCATCGGCCAACCCTCAACGTCATCGAAGGGGTTGAAGCCATGTCCGGGGAGGATGGCGTCGAGTCCGCTACCGATGGTGGAGAACCCGGGGATCGCTCCGAGTATGTTACCAAGCGTGCCACCGGCTGCACCAGCGAGGCCCTTGGCTGCACCAGCGACCAGCGAACCCCAGCCGATCTGCCCGCCGATCATCGACCCGAAGATGCCAGAGTTCTCCAGCACCGACATGAGCAACTGCTCCATGCTGTCGGGCATGAACTGCACGGCGGCGAGGCCGGTGGAAGCCATCCCCGGGAGCAAGACGTTGTTGATCTTGCCCATCATCTCGTTGAAGAACCGGTTGGCTTGCTCCCGGTTGGCGTACTGGCCGGACATCTTGCCGCCCAGCTTCATCTGAGACGTTGTGATAGCAGTGGTGGCCTTGAGCCGGTTCCACAACGGGTCCTCATCCCGGGGACCGATCGTCATGTCCTCGCGGTTGCCGGTCTTCGTCTTGTTGAGGGCGTAGGTCCACCAGTACTCACGCATGTCTGGTGTGACACCAGTGGCCTGGAACCAGGCGTCGATGTTGGAGCCAGGGAAGTACTGGGCCATCAACTCGCCATAGCTGAACGCCTTACCCCGGTTTGAGCCGCCCCTCAAACCTTCGAACCACTTGAGCACTCCCTCGGCCCACTCACCGAGCGACTTCTGACCACCGCCGCCGCCCTTGATCATGCCCATCGCGCCACCGGTCATCATCTGCGCTGACTGCTGGGCACCGATGTTGGAAGCCTGGCCTCCGATGGTGGCGGCGATCTGGCCGACCGGAGTACCGGGGCTGAGGATCTGCGCCTGACGAACGCCCGCCAGGAACCCAGCGGCACGGGGAGCGTGTTGCCCGCCACCGCTGAAGTCGAAGAAGGCTCCGTAACCAGGCGAGGCCTGGAACAGGTCGAGCAGGTCAGGGATGTTCCCCTTCACGTCCCCAGGCAGGCGGGACAGTTCCTTCATCACCGAGGACATCGGCACGTTGGAGGCGAACGCTCGCTGGCTGAGTTGAGCACCGCTTGATAGCACCGTTTGACGGTTGGTGGCGATCTGGTCCCTGGCGTATCTCAGCGGGAACATCGCCAGCATGTCGAAGGCCTTCATCATCGGCTCAAGGACCGCGGAGATGGCAGGACCGAGGACAGGGATGGCGCTGATGACTCCGGTGATGGCGTTGTTGACAGCACCGCTGCCACCCCCGCCACCGCCGCCGCCGCTTCCACCGAGGCCGAAGTTGGAGGCGATGCTGTACCCGGCGTAGTTACTGGTGTTGCTGACTGAGGTGATGGAAGAGAGCGCTCGCTGGACCCAGCCCGATCCAGAGCTACCACCGCCGCCGCCTCCACCTCCACCGCCGCCTCCACCGCCGCCGCCGCCAACACCACCGAGGGCGGAAGACACACCATTGACGGCGTTCGCCGTCAGCTTGGCCTGGTCTGCGATGGACTGGAACATCCGGTTGACACCGGACGAGAGGTTGTAGCTGTTGGCTCCGAGGTCCCGGAGCGCGTCCTTCAGCCCACCGAGAGCGCTGGTGACATCCCCGATCTGCTGCGCCGCCGTGGTGAGGGCAGGCAGGTTGACACCCACCCCCGTACCGAAGTTCGGAGCGCCCGCCGCGGGAGGCTCATTGGGCGGGCCTCCCGTGTTAGACATTCGACTTCTCCTTCTTCCAGCGAATCATCCTCAGCCAGTACTTCCGTTGCCGAGCGGTCAGTTGACGAATGTCGCTGAGGGTCCATCCGGGGTAGCCCATTGAGACAACGTCGTAGTTCAGGTAGAGAGCCTGTTCATCAGTTGCGAAAGATGTCCCCCCAACCGAGATTGAGGATCTGCTCAGACCCGCACGCGGTGCAGTTGGTGGTCACCCCCAGGTCGATCGCGGGCTGCCTGTTCACCAGATCGGCCAGGAGGTTGTTGCGGTCCTTCATCGACAAGGACCGGACGTAGGCCATAGCGTCCACGACCAGCCCGTTGTTCAGCTTGAGGATGACCCGAGACAGGACGATGGAGTTCTGCTCTGCAACGGACGCCCCCTTGCGGGAGAGCGCCTCGCGCTGGTCGTCGCCGGTCACCAGCCGGTAGAGCAGCTTGTCACCCCTGGAGGTTTCGTACTCGTACGTCTCACCGTCGAGGTCCACCTCCTTGGGCTTGAAGTCCTCCGAGAGGATCAGCGTCACCTCCTGCTTCTCGGAGCAGATCGAACAGGTGAAGGCGATCTCCCGAGTGTCACCGAAGGTGCAGCGAGCGACGGCAAGGAAGAGTTGGTCGCGCTCGCCCACCAGGAGCGTCCGCAACCAGCCCTGCCTCTCAGACACCGCCAGCTTGGTGAGGTCGAAGTCATCGACACTGACCGTGCCCAAGGCGATGACCAGGTCGAAGAACTCCGACGTGTCCTTCGCCTTGGCCATCAACTCTTCGTCGGCCCCTGTCAACTCACGAAGCTGAACCTCCTTCTTGTGGACCCCGTTGGTGAAGAGGCCGAGAGGAAGGTCCAGCTTGGTGGACTGGGCGTCAGGAATGAGCGGGACAGGACCGGCGATGGCCTCCTTGGCCTTCGTCAGTTCCTGCCCATGCTGCCGCACAAGTTCTTCTGCGGACGAGATTGCTTGCTCGTCAACGTTGGTCACGATTCATGCTCCGTGTGATAGTGGGGTTACGAGCCGAGGACGGGGTTCACGCCGTTGTTGGAAAGCTCCATGGCGTTCTGGTTGCCGAAGAAGACTTCGAACCCTTCGTGGTGGACGGTCATCTGGTGGATCAGCACCGAGTTGTCCATGGCGTTGAGGCCGTTGAACCCCACGGTGGCCGTCCAGCAGTTGTAGAACATGAAGGCCATCACGGCACCCGACGTGTCCTTGGTGGAACCGGAGTTGACACCGCGGGTCACGGGGTGGTCGAGGATGCGAACCGCCATGTCGTAGCGGAACTCCTGGCCCATGCCGATGGTCCCCTGGCCCCACTGGGCCGAGAACATCATCTTGGCGAGGTTCCACATCCCGGGCTTGGTGTAGAACACCCCGGCGCTCATCGACAACGGAGCGAAGTCCGTCAGGCCGGGGAGCTTGTGCGGGTTGGTGTTCCATCCACCTTCGCGGTAGGGGACCATCTCGGTGTTCATCGAGATGCCCTCCACCGTCATGAAGCCCATCTTCCCGATCTCCGCTTGCATGGTCGCGTCGGAGTGGAAGAGTTGGATCTGGAACTTGAAGTTGCGAACGGGGTCCGACTCGGCCCTCGTCCGTTCCTGCAGGGTTGGCACAGTAGGCATAGGTTTCTCCTTCCTGCCTTAGGCCGAGGGAACGACTTCGGACGCAAACGTGCCCTTGTCGTACTGGGTGATGCGGATGATGACGAACTCGGCGGGATACTGCAGAGCCACACCAACCTCCATGCGGACTTCGCCCGAGGCGATGACGGACGGCGAGTTGAGCCGGTCATCGCACCTGATGAAGTAGGCCTCGTTGGTGCTGGCACCCTTGAGGCCCCCCGCCTCCCACAGAGGACGGAGGATTCGCTCCGCAGCCATGCGGAGAGACGACCACAAGCGCTGATCGTTGTTCTCGAAGACCGCGAACTGCGTGGTGCGGCGCAGGATCTCCTTGATGTAGATGAGCGTGCGGCGAGCGCTGATGTAGTGATCGACGCCGAACGTCTTGCGAGTGCGGGCACCCATGACGCAGATGCCTGCGCCGGGGACCGACCGGCAGACGTTGATGTTGCCCTGGTTGAGGTCGCCCAGTTCGGTGTCGGTGAACTTGGTCTGGACACCCACGGCGTTGGTGATGCTGGCGATGATGCCAGCCGGTGCCCGGAACACGCCGACCGTCGAGTCGATGCGAGCGGCCACGCCCATCACCGCACCACCGGGCGGAATCGGGATGACCTCCCCGATCTTCTGCGGGTGGGGGATCAGGATCCACGGCGTGTACGACGCCGTGTACGAGTCGCCCGGGTACAGGTCCAACGTGCTCTGGATGGAGGACTTGTAGCCAGACGACGACTGGTTGGGCGTGCGGGGCGGGGCGCTGTCGTTGATCACGAACACGTCATCCCGATCACTCCACGTGGTCGAGGGGACCGCCGTCGAGACGTAGGAGGTGTTGGCCTCCGACGAGTTGATCTTGGAGATGTCGCTGTGATACCCGACGATGTTGAGCATCACCGGGCCTTCGATCGAAGTCAGCAGGTCGGCCGCAGCGTCACCGAGAGCGGAGGCATCGGGAAGACCCGGATCCTCACCACCGGTCAGAGCGACCGGAGCACCCGTCGTCGGCTTGGGCTGTGCCTGCCCCTCGTAGGACCCGACGATACGGACGTACTGAGAGCCGACGTTGGGATCGTTGATCGTCACATCGGCTCGGCGTGACCCGGAGATCTCACCGCTGACCGACAGCCCGGAGAACGTCTCGACCACCTCATCGACGCCGTCCGAGTTGGTGACGTAGACCTGGATGGAGAACACGTCCTGGGCGGTGGGACCGGAGCCAACCGTCGCCTGCGTGGCGAGGGCGTACTTGACCTTGTTGCCCCACGTGCCCACCGACAGCGCCTGGATCGTGAACGATGCCAGAGGCGGCGGCGGCGTACCTGTCGTGATCGAGCCGTTGACGGAGATCTCGGCAGGACTTCCCGCTTCGTCTTCGTCGTCCGACACGGCTCGGATGATCCACGCAGTGCGCCCGCCGTTCTGGAAGAACGAGTACACGGCGAAAGACAGGTATGAGAGCACCTTGGGATCGGTGGGATCCGGGGGCTGGATGGGGCTGAAGCCGCCGAAGACGGACACGAAGTCCGACCAGGCGTCAACCCTGAATGGCTGGAGAACCGGTCCCTTCTCGGTCACGCCGACGAACACGGCGACCGTGAACGCAGACGTGGTGGTCGAGGTGTTGACCAGCAGGCTCTCTTCCAGGTAAACGCCTGGCCGTCTGTAGGTGATGGGCATGTCGCTCCCTTGATCGGTTTGGACGAAGGAGTGCGACGAAAGTTGCTACGAGCCTGATGGCGTTATCACAGTGAGAGGGGGATGAGGAAGGCCACGCTGGCCTTGGCGTTGGGGATGACGCCGGTACCTGAAACCCAGGTAACAGGGACGGTGACATCAGTGGCCGAGATGTTCGCAGGGCCGGTCACGTTGAAGCGGTGGAGGTGGGAAGCGTCGTTCCAGTCGTTGATGCGGATCTGCGACCCATCATTCAGTTGCTGGAAGACAGGCGTGCGATCGGCACCATCGTTGTCGATCAGACGGAAGATCGCCAAGGTGGCGAGCGAGAGGTTGGAGTTGTTGAAGCGCACCTGGCTGCCGGTGGGCGGGGGGGCGAGGTTGGAGTACTGCCAGGAGTAGCTGTTGAAGACGTACTCCGTCCTTGCCTCCAGCGCCACGATCCTCGACACCAACGAGGCCAGGTAGGCGTTGAGATCCTCACCCCATGGCTCTTGGCCGACCGTGGGTGGCGTATCGCTCATGGCGTACCTCCGTATGGACCGGAGCCGTACGGCCCACTGCCGTACTGCCCTGGCAACCCAGGCGCATGCGGGAGAGCCGAAGGCATCTCCTGACCCTGGTGGTAGACGTGGGCCAACTCCCCACCCTCAGTCCGCTCCTGATCAGTGAAGTCACCGAGTGGGTCGGGCTGATCAACGAGGAACTGCTGGTAGTACGCGTCGAACTCTTCCAGGCTGGTGACCGGGATGAAGACCCGCAGGGCCTTGTACACCCAGGAGTCCTCGATGCGATCCTGCGGGATCTCGGCCAGGACGTTGACCGTGTACACCTTGCGGAAGATCCTCTTGGTGCCTGACTCGGTCGTCTCGGAGAGGTCAGCAGCGGTGGCGTTCATCAACTCGGTGCGCCGCCAGACCTGATCGGCAGGACACTGGATCCAGAAGGGGCGTGGCGGGAACACGTCCACCTTGAAGATCGACTGGAGGTACCGGTCGTGCAGAGCGTTGCGAGCGTGGACGCCCACCTGGTACATCAGCCGGAAGGGGAGGTAGTTGCGAGCGTTGTAGTCCTGGATGCCCCAACCGCCTGGAGGAGAGGGCAACGTCGGAGACACCGAAGGGCGGTATCGGCCAGCCGAGTCCGGGTAGTAGTCGCTGGTGAACAGGTCGAAGGCAGGTTCGGCCTGGAGCAGATCGATCGTGATGAAGGTCC